TCATACGAGACAGTAATTGTTCAACAATTGCAGGTTCGTAGTATTTAGGTATCATATTCTTTTTCTTTTTCTTTTTAGAAGTAAATGCATATGGTGTTTGATATTCACCGCCCGCACTTGCTGTTGTGTTCATCTCGTCGACTTCATCGTATTCATCTACAGTATCTAACGGTTCGGTACCTTCTTCTTTTCTCCACCCACCACCAGCATCTTTATATTCACCTGCTGCCCACGCGTTTGCATATGCAGACGGATACACATCGAATTTTTTTTTAGCTCGTGATTTATAATACGACCATTTTTGTTTATCGGTCGGCACATTTTTCTCTGTTAACATTATGCCCCAGTTTTAACATACACGGGTTTTTGCCCTTTTTTCTGCTCTCCACCTTTCTTCGCATCTCCACCTTTTTTCTGAGCAGCTCTTTTTCTATTTACAAATGATGCGATTCCTTTTTTTCCTAATTTTGACGCTTTCTCTTTCGATAAACATGCTGAATACGCATCCCCCTCTTTTGCATCACCGCACTTTCCAACCTTTTCACCTTTTGAATTGTATCGGTCCCATCCACCACCAGTTGAAGATCCTGACCCGCCTTTGCCAAACCACTTTCTAAGGTCTTCTTTATAAATGTCAGTTAACTTTAGACTCATTACGTGATTCCAAGTGATGAATAAGTTCGTAATATTTAATCATTGATGAAATATGTTCGTCTTTAACACGTTTAGCATTTACAATCTCATTCGCTAAATTTGTCACTTCGTTCAATTTTATTTTTAATGCTGTATCCTCAACCTTGCGTATCAGAGAATACAATGATTTTTGTATACCGATAGCTTCGGTATATATAAATTCTTTAAATGGTTGGAGACTTGTATTTTCAGTTATAAAACGATTTATCAATGTTTTTTGTTTCGGATTCAAGTTCTTGTATTTGTTATTGAACTTTTCGATAACCATTTTGAACGCAAGTTGTTTGATTTCCGAACTCTGCTTATCGTATATAGACTGTGGTGATTCTGTTAATTTAGTTTTATTCGCACCTGTCAAATGTTCTAAAATCGTATCATACGAATTCACATGCCCTGTTGGATTATCTGCAGAGTCATATTCAAATAATTTATATACAGATGCTTTCAATTTATAATCGTGTACACGCGCTTCGAAGAACTTTGCAAGATCGTACTTAGATTTTATCTCAGATATCAGACTGTATTTTTCCTTATTAAGTTTTTTCTCGTCGATACTCTTTCGCTGTTTCAGTACAATCTCTACGAGTTTAAATGCAGTTGACTCTTTTTTGTTTCGTGTGTCGATTAAGGCTTGATAACATGCCAGTTCTTTATTTAACTCGGTACCTTCTTTAAAGAATTTTCTAACAATTGTCAAACTCTGATTTTTATTATTAGTCAATACGTCAGATGCGACCTGTTTAGACAGCAACTCAAAGATGATACCGGTATTTTTGTATTTTACATGTTTAAATTTCTTCATGCTATGCTACACCTATGATTTAATAATAAATATTAAGCAATTCCCTTAAACTAATTCATCTAACAATGAATTTTCATCAAGCATCTTAATATTATCGATATCTGAATCGTTTTTTTTCGTTTCATTGAGTGCAACAACTTTTTTACCGAACGATTTCGCTATAAGTTCCAAATCTTTACCAGCATTTAAAAACCCGTTTGCGAATTCCTTTCTGCCTGACGGGTCTCTACCATATAACGGATCTTTATCACGTTCAAACGATCCGTGCTTTAAAGGTCTACCAGTGTTTTCTTCACGTTTGTCTTTCTTATAGAGTTTTGTAATTCGGTCACCTGCTTCAGATTCCTCTGCATGTTTAATACCCATACTCGATGCGATTTGCATAGATACGATATCGTGAGGTGTACCAAATGATCTTCCAGTTTTCGCCGGGTCATTACCTTCAGATTTAATCTGCTCTTCTCTGAATTCACGTTTAAGGTCTTCGATCATCAGTTCTTGCTGCTCTTCCCATTCCTCATGTGTCATATTGAATAGATTCTCGTAAACCCATTTACGGCTGAATAATTTGTTTTCTTTTATGTTCTGAATCAGATTCAGTTTCTCATTTAACAGATCGACTTTCTGACGTTCATACAACAAAGATGGTGTCGACAATTCCAAAGAGAAATCTACAAGATCTTCATCACGGAAACCTTGCATGTATAAATGTATGTGACCAATTTTCTGCAATTCAGATACTACAATTTTTTGAATTCTTTCTATGAATCTTGCAAATTTTATATCTTCGGCCGCAAGTGTTCCTTTACCGTCGACACCTTCATCATAACCTAAATACGCTTTCGGTATTTTCAAATACGCCATCTGTTTTTTCTGCAAATATTCGATATCCTCTAAACTACCTTCATTTGTCAAACCAGGTAACGATTCGATTCCAGTACCACTATCAGCACCTCTTGTCGGTAAATAGAAATCCTCAAGCATATTCATGAGGTTGAAGCGTAAATTGTAGTCGCCAGTTTGAGGATCGATGTATGGTACCTTTTTCATTGTATTCGCAACGTCTTCCATGTATCCGTCGATTGCTTCAGGTGGTAAATTTCCGACATCGATTTTAAATATACGTCTCTCAGGTGCTCTCATAATACGATGTATCAACATCGCATCTTCCATCATGGTCAATTGTTTCCAAACTTTTCTTGCGCCTTCTAATAACGATTTACCATACGGTAAAAAGTTTGTATCGGTCAGTACACGAAAATGTGCGATCTCATGATAATCGAAAACGCTTCTTGCTTTCTGATAATTAAACATCGTCTCACCCTCATAAATATATTGTGTGAGATTTTGATTATCACCTGCATAGTCATCACGTTTAATCAGTGATGGGTGAATCGGCACTGCATCCACAATACCTACTGAAGGTACTGTATTCAAGTATAAGAATAAATCGCCATATTTACATAGCGATCTTGTCCAATGCCACAGATTAAAATCGACATTTAAAATATCGTAATATAGGTTATTAAGTATTTTTTTCTTTTCTGCATCATCGCACCGTATTGTCAATAGGTTACCATGTGCGTCTTTTACAGTAGCCTCATCTGCATATATGTCTAATGCAGATGCTAAGATCGGATCCGATTCCATACTTTCATAATCAAGATACATAGCCATTCTTGCCGCATCGACCTGTTCGGTCTGTGAAGAATAACCGGTACCGTATTGGCTATCACCAAATCTTGACGATTTTATACCACCGTATTTCGGCGTTATATTATTACCGATCGACTGTAATTTATCATAATCGATTACACGGAGTCGATCACCCGGTGTTTTTTTTATGATTATTTTTTGACTAAATAGTCGCTGTATTACTTTTCCTATTGCTGACATATTTCAATTTTTTTATAGTAACCACCGTGTCGATATAGTATTACCTTTTCCGTCATCCATTGTCCATTTTGAATTATCCCCATTCGCATTCGGTGTATACACTCGTTTGTGCATATGTTGTAATGTTTTTCTGGTCATATCTAAACCAATCTCACGTAGTTTCAGTGCAGTATCACGAACAAATAACGCAATACCTGTCGATAATACTGCATCGTCTTTACGCCCTGGTCTTGCCTGTGCTTTACCATTTAGCCATACAAAAACAAGCAATTGTGATATTAGCCTCTTCGACCTTACTATAATTAGTTTTTCATTGAAATATCGCTCGATTTTTGACACGATCATTGGACGATTTGCGGTAGTTGTTGTGAAACCAGGAACCATATCCTTTTTCGATTTCAAATCGTATCCTTTCGAAATATGTTTTATCGGATCGACATATACATCCTGTCTGTAACTATAAAAAATATTCGAATAATTCATGTCGATCGCTTCTTGTACAGTATCATAACCGATATTTTTATTTTCAATTACAAGCATTGCCGTGTTGTATTCGGTTGCGATCGATACCGCCATTCTACCTAAATCTCGTGGCGATACTTTTCCAATATACTCGGCAACTTGTTCCATCGATTCGACATCAAAAACTTCAATTGCAGAATCGTCGGCACCATCGCCACGAGCAACGTCTACCGATACAACATAAGATCGTGTATAATCAGGATATTTCCATATCCAATAATCGCCATCGATCCCTCTGCGTTCTAATGGATCGGTAACCATGTTTTCGTTGTACCATTTTAAAACATCACCTTCAATAACCGAATGACCTGATGTCAAAAAGTCGCAGTCACATTCCTGTGCCGCCATTCTTTCACCTAAATGGAGAGTCTGTTGGTCACGCCATTTTTGATCTCGTTCAGGATGTAGATCCCAATTAAGTTTTATCGGATTAAACGGATCTAAACCGTCTGGTGCTTTTTGTATTTCTGCATCGACCCATAATTGGTGAAATAAGTTGTCTACACCATTTGG